AAGGGGCTGGTCAGCAACCAAGCCCAATGGTCTAAGTTTGAAGCTTACTTAGACATGATAATCAATCAACAGCATCGTGTTATGGAACAAACAAATGAAGTTGTTGCTGTTCATAGAGCACAAGGTGCTATCTATCAGTTACGTAGACTAAAGTTATTACGTGACGAAGTATTAAAATCTCAGTAAGGAAATTACTATGGAAGAACAAATGGAACTCTTTGAAGACGGTGGTCTAAAAGATGAAGGTGGCATGGTAGACGAAGAATCAGGAAATGAAGTTCCTAGTGGTAGCACTAAAAAAGAAGTACGTGATGACATTCCTGCTATGCTAAGTGAAGGTGAGTTTGTTCTACCTGCTGATGTTGTACGTTATCATGGACTAGAAAAAATTATGCAGCTTCGTGATGAAGCTAAGTTTGGCCTAAAGAAAATGGAAGCTATGGGTCAAATGGGTAACTCTGACGAAGCTACATTAGATGATGACGTTCCATTTGGTCCTGCTGATCTTATTATTGTAGGTGCAGAACCTATGGAAGATGAACCACGTGAGATGTATCAAGGTGGTATGGTGTACGCACAAGAAGGTACATTTGTAAAACCTTCTACAGGTATTGCTGGTTATCAACCTTCTATCTATCAAGGTCAACAAACAACGGGAGCATATACTCCACCACCTAGTTCTGTTGCACCCCCTATTCCTGCACCTTCTCCTGCAGGTGGCTATGTGCCTAAGTTTGTTTCAAGTGGGCAAATACCTGTTGGTGTAGCTCCACCCCCTGTAACTCCAGCATCAAGTACTGATACTTCTGCAGTTAGCACAGCATCAACTGAAGATAAACCATTTGTTCCAACTGTAAGTGATGTATATACAAGTGTAGAGTACATTAATCCTGAAACGGGCGAACGTAGAATGTTTAACTTCTACAATGGGGCAGTAGTAAACGGTCCTATTCCAGAAGGGTTTATTCCTGTTACAGAATGGGAAGCTTCACAGACAGACACAGGAACAACCACTACAACAGGAACAGGTACTGATGATACATCTGTAGCAACTACACAAGTTACAACAGATGATGGTGGTGCTCAAACTATTCGTGAGTTACAACAAAAACAACAGCAAAGAGAGTCTCAAGAACTTAGCATTCAAAAAACAAATCTTTTACAAAAAGGTTCTGCTAATGATCTAGTAAGTGCATGGCTAGATAATAAACGTGTTCTTGGTGCAGGAAACGTAGGATCATTCTTTAGTCCTCTTATAGGTGCGTTTACTACCGCAGCAGGACTAAAACAACAACGAGATTTAGAATCAGCTTTAACAGAACGATTTGGTGAAGATTGGAAAACTACTGCTAAATTAACTGATGAAGTTAAAAAAGAACTTACTGAGTATGAAGAATCAGGAAAACTTCGTAATACTAAATTGTTTGGAAATAAACTATTTGAAGATGTAAAGGCTGCAGTTTCTGGAATTAAAAATAGTTTTACTGAAGAAGGAAGACAGTCTTACTATGAAAATTATGCGTCTAGTGGACCTGTACATAATGTAGCTGACAACACTTTGTCTGGTGGGGTTACAGGATTTGAAGCTGTAACAGACAGTAGTGGTGCTCTACAAATGAATCAACATGGTATGCCACAGTCTTCAGGAAACCTATCTCTTAAAGAACAACAATCTTACGACAATGCAGTAAGAGATGGCAATGCCTCAGTAGCAAATCACCATGCAATTATTGCAGCGCATCGGGATAGACAAAACCAATATGCAGATGCACTTGCACGGGGTGATACATCCGCAGCCGCTGCTATTGGTGCAAATATGTCTGCTCAAAGTAGAGATCAAGCGGAACGTTTTGGTGGCAGTGTGCATCGTGCATCAGAAAGTGGTACGGCATCAAAGAATACTTCATCTGGTCTTCAGTTTTTTTCTAAGTTTGTACCCAATAATGACAATGATGGTGGCAGTGATACTGATAGTGATTCAGGCTCAAATACAGGAGGCTATAGCTGCTATGTAGCTACGGCACTTAATAATAAAGGATACTGGCCTACAGTTAAAAAGATGAAACTTATCAAGTGGTGCATGGATGCAAAACCAGAAGATAAATTTGATACAAAACTATGGCGCAATGGCTATACAGTATTTGGTAAAACAGTTATTGCGCCTCACGTAGACAATAAAATTATTCAGTGGTTATCTGATGGTTTTTATGATTCCAGAGTTAAAAACAAAAAAGACATAAAATCTTTTACTGGCCTCTTATTTTTCTATATTCCATCATATACAATTGCACTATATAAAATGCTACGTAATGATCTAGTAGATATTGAAAGGACTTAAAATGGAAGAGGAAGAACTAGTACGAGGTATGGAATCTTCCATGCGGTCAGCCGAAGACATGACTGTTAATGAGTACACAAACACTTTAGTTGATCGTATAAATAATTTAACAGACAAGGAAAAAGTTTCTTTACTAGATATGTTTGGTTCTGAAGAATTTCAACTTATCGGTAGGATACTTGGACCTGAAGTTACAAAAACAGTTGGAAAGCAGATAAACTTTTTTGCAGAGGAAGCTATAATGAACCCTGAAGGAGTTCAACCCGTAAAAGAGCTTGAAGGCCGTATGCAACGAGAAGAAACTGAAGATCAAACAGAACAAATGTTTAGACAAGCACCTCCAGAAATGCGTGTACAGGAAGAACTAGAAGATCAACCTGACACACTTGTGTAGTAACAACACATTAACTTGTTACATTAGACTGGCCTACCCATCCCCCTACCAACAGGCTACGGTGGCCCCAGTAAGGAAACTAAAATGTCAGAGAACATGGAAGTAATGGCTTCAGAGGTTGAAGCACCAAAAAAAGTAGCATTTGCCAATCGTAAGTACTCAAATGCAGATCGTATTAAAAAAGAAGAAGAAGAACTAGAACAGCTTATTGCTGAACAAAAAGGTGAAGCAGTTCAACAAGAACCACAAGAAGCTGAACCTGCTAATGCTGAGGAAAAAAGTTTTAAGAAACGTTACGGTGACCTACGTAGACACCAACAACAAAAAGAAAAAGAATACGAAGATCGTATCAAAGCTCTTGAAACACAACTAACTCAGGCAACTAATAGTGAGATTAAACTACCAAAGTCTGATGAAGACATTGAAGCTTGGGCAACTAAGTATCCAGATGTAGCTGCTATCGTCGAAACTATTGCAATTAAAAAAGCAAAAGAACAAGCACAAGGTCTTGAGGATCGTGTTCGTGAGATCGACGAAATGAAAGCAAATGCAGCACGTGAGAAAGCAGAAGTAGAACTTCTAAAGCTGCATCCAGATTTTGGTACTATTCGTGACAGTGATGACTTTCATGAGTGGGCAGAAGAACAACCTAAGTGGGTTCAAGATGCTCTTTATGAAAATGATGCAGATGCACGTTCTGCTGCACGAGCAATTGATTTGTATAAAGCAGACCGTAACATTACAACTAAAAAGTCTGCTACAGCAAAAGATGCTGCACGTTCTGTGGGAGCACGGAATGAACGTAGTAAGCCGAACTCAGACGCAATGAGTGGGGCTATCCGAGAATCCGATGTCCAAAAGATGTCGGCTACCGAGTACGAAAAGAATGCTGACGATATCATGGAAGCTATTCGTACAGGTAACTTTATTTACGATTTATCTGGTTCAGCCCGATAAAAAGTATTGACATATAAGTTATTTATGATATAACTATATATGTATAGTTTAACTGCTACACCTCAATATATGACTACTGTAGCAGTTTCACATTTTTTAGCAAACAATATGACTTTACGGATTACCTAATACGTATGGCCCATATAACACATTTTGTAACTGATCATTACATTTTGTGATCTATATGCACCCATAGACGATTAGCCTCTATACTAAGTAATAAAGTTTTGCATCTGTAATCTAAATGCTAAAGGAGTTTTATCATGGCATTCGGAGTCGCATCAGGCTATACAAACTTGCCAAATGGCAATTTCTCGCCTGTAATTTATTCCAAACAGGTGCAACTTGCATTCCGCAAAGCATCTGTCACTGACGCTATCACTAATAATGACTATTTCGGTGAAATCGCTAACATGGGCGATACCGTTAAAATCATTAAAGAACCTGAGATTTCAGTATCTGCATACCTACGTGGTACAACAATCGCACCACAAGATTTGACAGATAACGATTTCTCTCTAGTCGTAGACCAAGCAAACTATTTTGCCTTCAAGGTTGACGACATTGAAGAAGCACACAGCCACGTCAATTTCCAAAGCTTGGCGTCTGATCGTGCGGCTTATCGTTTGGCTGACCAGTATGACCAAGAAGTTCTTGGCTACCTATCTGGTTATGACCAGTCTGCTCTACATGCAAATGCCGATACAGTTAACACAACTGTTAACGGTACTAAAGCAAACTCAGCAGCAGGTTCAGACGAACTTCTAGCAGCTAACAAGTTGGACATGACCGATTTTGGTAACATCACAACTGTTGGTAGTGCTGGTGACTCTATTCCAGTTGCTGCTCGTCTACCAGGTGCTACAGCATTGCCAACAGCATATGCTTCACCTGCAATGATCTTGTCACGTATGGCACGTATCATGGATGGTCAGAATGTTCCTACAACAGGTCGTTGGATTGTTATTTCACCTGAGATGATGGAAATCCTACGTGACGAAGATTCACGTCTTCTAAACGCAGACTACGGTGGGTCTGGCCTACAAAACGGTTTGGTTCTTAACAACTTCCATGGTTTCCGTGTACACGTTTCTAACAACCTACCATCAGTTGGTACTGGTCCTGCAACTACAGGTACAACAGCACAGTCAACTAACTACGGTGTAATCGTAGCTGGTCATGACTCAGCGGTTGCGACTGCAGAGCAGATCAACAAAACTGAAACATACCGTGATCCAGATTCATTCGCTGACATCGTTCGTGGTATGCACCTATATGGTCGCAAAATCTTGCGTCCAGAAGCTCTTGTAACAGCACGTTACAACCTAGCTTAATAATAGCTAACTAAGGGGGCTGCTTCGGTGGCCCTCTTACGCATATCTAAAAGAAAGATATTCTATGGCAACTACATACATTACACTAGTAAATGATGTGCTAAGACGTTTAAATGAAGTCACACTTGATATTGCAGGTGATGGCTTTGATACTGTACGTAACGTTCAAGCTCTTGCCAAGGATGCAGTAAACAATAGTATTCGTCTTATCTTACAAGACGGTCAGGAATGGCCTTTTTTAAAAACAACATATACTCAAACACTGACAGCAGGAACAGGTACATATTCTTTTCCTTCTAATATGGGTTCAGTAGATTGGGATACGTTCTTTCTAAAAAAGACTAGTGGACTAAGTGTTAGCCCTAAACATTTAAAAGTAATTAACTATAACGACTATGTACAGAACTACAGAGTTGGTGATGAAGAAGGAGATCAGGTAAACGGTATTGGTGCTCCTGTTGTTGTATTTCAGACACAAGAAAATAAATTTGGAATTACCCCTTTACCTAACGCTGCATATGAAGTAGAATATGTGTACTTCACATACCCCAGTGATCTAAACCTTTATGATGATACAACAATAATTCCTGATAGGTTTAAACATGTAATTATTGATGGTGCAGTTATGTACATTATGAGATTCCGTAGTAATGAACAGAGTGCAGCTATTCACCAACAAAACTTCCAAAGTGGTATTAAGGCAATGCGTAGATTACTATTAGATGATAATCTATATGTACGGTCTACAGTAATTGAACGTGCAAGTGTTTCTAGTTTTAACAGTGCGGTATAATGGCAGACAATTTAGCATCCTTCAAAGTATTCTGCCAAGGCGGTCTAAACACTAGTCGTGATGTGTTGTCACAAGGTGAGACTCAACCAGGATCAGCTATTGCCTTGATTAACTATGAGCCATCCGTTACAGGTGGTTACAGAAAGATCAACGGGTTTAGTAACGACTACGGTACAGTTACAGGTCAAGCTAATACACCAGTGCTAGGTGTTTGTGTTGCTAATGGTATCAACGATGGTATTCTAGCTTGCCGTGAACCTTCTAGTGGCTCTGACTACTTACACTATTGGGATACAGCTACAGAGGCTTGGGTTGCAGTAACTACTTCTGGTTCGCCTACAATG